AAGATAAATAAAGACGACATCGTGATTAACGATATCGCGGTTTCCCTTTCAAATATCTGTCGCTTTGCAGGACATCTTTCACACTTCTACAGTGTCGCCCAGCATGCGGTGCTTTGCAGCCAGCTGGTGCCGCAGGAATTTGCTTTTGAAGCGTTAATGCATGATGCAACAGAAGCGTATTGCCAGGATATTCCCGCTCCACTGAAACGCCTTCTTCCTGACTATAAACGGATGGAAGAAAAAATAGACGCCGTAATCCGTGAGAAATACGGGTTACCCCCGGTTATGAGCACGCCTGTGAAATATGCCGATCTCATCATGCTGGCAACCGAACGCCGCGATCTCGGGCTTGATGATGGCTCTTTCTGGCCAGTACTGGAAGGTATCCCGGCAACAGAAATGTTCAAAGTTATTCCACTGGCACCGGGCCATGCCTACGGGATGTTTATGGAGCGCTTTAACGAGTTATCGGAGTTATGCACATGCGCATGAATGTTTTCGAAATGGAAGGGTTTCTTCGCGGGAAATGTGTACCACGAGATCTGAAAGTGAATGAAACAAATGCTGAGTACCTGGTACGTAAATTCGATGCGCTTGAAGCTAAATGTGCGGCACTGGAAAACAAAATAATACCAGTGTCAGCTGAACTGCCGCCAGCAAATGAAAGTGTTCTGTTATTTGATGCTAACGGAGAAGGCTGGCTAATTGGCTGGCGTTCTCTCTGGTACACCTGGGGACAAAAAGAAACCGGAGAATGGCAGTGGACATTTCAGGTCGGGGACCTTGAAAACGTCAATATCACTCACTGGGCAGTAATGCCGAAAGCACCGGAGAATAAAAAATGAGCGTGATAAAAACTCATACAGGAATTGTTATCACCCGAGACGGTCCGCAGGTAAAAAAACTGCACCAGACAAAGCGGATGTGGGTCGTCGGAAAAAACGAATTTTACCACAAAGAAACCGGACGCCGCCACTTTGCAGAAAATACTCGCCGCCGACTGCTGATCGATACCATCAAGCCTATCGAGGTGAAGCATGTTTAAACAGAACGAAAAATCTATCGCTCAAATTGCTGAGTATATCCCGCGTGCGTGCCGGGGTATGCAGTTGCAGGAAGCCAAAGCGCGCCTGGAGAAAAAAATTGCGCTCTATATTGATGACGGCTGTGATGCCGCCGTTCTTAACGCGGCGTTCGCACCAGCTCTTAACTGTCATACGCGAGAGTCTTTTTTTTCGTGCATCGCAGCGCAGATCCGTAAAGGAGGCACCAGTGAGCGAGATTGACTATCAGGCGTTGCGTAAGGCAGCACAAAACCATCAATCGACTCTGGCGTGGTATCAGGAAAAGCCAGACAGTCCAAACGCTGAACAGGATTGTGATGCAGCTTTAGCGGCGTTTAAGCGAGAAATCCGTCATCGGGAAGTGGACATTATCGCCGGGCTGTTGGATGAGCTGGACGAAAAACAGCAATACATCAAACTCCGCGACCAGGAGAACGAGGATATTGCGCTAACGGTAGGGAAGCTGAGAGTTGAGCTTGAGGAGACAAAATCAAAACTCAACGAGCAGCGTGTGTATTACGAGGGAGTAATCGCGGATGGAAGTAAGCGCATAGCAGAGTTGCAGACAAAATCTGCACCAGATTCGTTTGGCATCATCGGTGAAAATATTCGAACACAGGACAATCATATAACGTCAGACCCTATGTTTTGTGTGTATCAAAAGCGCGAAATCGTTGTTGATGCTGATTATGACTATGACCGGATTGTCTGGGTTGATGAAGATGGCAATGAAGCCAATAAACGCCAAAGTCGTCGTCTCGAACTACTTCATGAAAACTTTCGAGAGCCACCAGAAAAATGGCGGCGCGTTGCTGTGAAAGATATTGATGAATTCGTTACCTGCTGTTTCACCGAACAGGGTTGTAAAGACTACCTGGCAGCCAATGGTCACAATCTTCGCTTGCCATTTGTATATGTAAAAAGCGGTTTCAGGAACGCTGAATATATCGGCATAAGAAACTGGCTTGCTGGGATTCGCATCAAAGGAGAGTGATATGGCAACTTTAACAAAAAAAGAACGGGCATGGTTGAATGAATTACAGAACGTTCTTGATCGCTGTCCATCACCGAAAAAAATTGGTTTTTACACCATTGGCGATAAAAGCATTCACCTGTATGACCTACGCCGCATGGATGAAATCATGGAGGCTCTTGATAATCGTTCGTCGATGGATTGGTGTGTTGCTGTCCATGATATGAATGCCGGATTTGATGAAGAGATTTTATTCCCCTCATCAGTTGAAAGCACAGCAGGATAAGGACTAACACATGACAACGTTCACCGACAAAGAACTGATTAAAAAAATCAAAGAGCGTATAGGCAGCCTGGACGTTCGAGACAATATTGAGCGCCGGGCTTATGAAATTGCTCTGGCATCGCTGGAAGCGGAGCCAGTAGCGTCATGCATTATTGAAGATGGGAGCATGTGTGTTGACGGGTTCGGTGAGTATGTAGGTCACTCGCTGCCTGATGGAACGCACCAGCTTTACACTGTCCCTCCAGCGCCGGTAGTGCCGGAAGAAATGTATTGGCAGGATACGCCAGTTGAAGGCAGCAGCAAAGCGGCTGCATACGCTACAGGCTGGAATGCCTGCCGCGCTGCCATGCTCTATAGTGCCGTACCTGCAAGCCGGGCTTACAAGTTGCCACAAACGCAGTTTAAACAGGTTGCTGACCTCTACGAAATGCAATTTGATGACGGTCGCACTTGTGCCTTTCACACTGATGCGCAAAAGGCTGTGCAATGGCTTCAGGCGTGCGACGGAAACAGGGTTCAGGAATACGTTAAGCTGGAACGATTGCAGAACGCACTGTCTGGCAACTCTCCGGTAACTCCGGATGGTTGGATAAGCTGTAGTGAGCGAATGCCCGCTCAAGATGATTGGATTTTAATTTATTCAAAGCACGGTGAGTATATGGCAGGACAGGTGCAAGGGGAATACGTGGAGTTGAGCGATGGCACTTTATCGTGGTTAGGGAACGCCTTGTTCTGGATGCAGCTACCAGAGCCGCCGCAGGAGGTGAATCAATGACCTGGCCTGATGCATTTGCAATTGTTGGTGTTGCAATGTCGATCGCGCTGATTGTTTTTGCGATTTGCCGCTGGGGATAACCACATGTTCACACTTATTCAACGCGGGCAAATATACACGGACAGGACCGGATACCCTGTGGTGATTACTCGCAGCACTGAGCACTCAGTGTTCTTTCGACGCATGGACGGACACTCCGGTCGAGTACGCATCAGTGAATTCAACAACCAGTTTGAACATATTGATCACCAGGAATACCGACAAATACTGGCAGAAACAGAGCAGGAAGCTCACCTGAAAAAATTACGCGCCATGAAAAGGAAGTGAAGAGTGAATAAAGCATTTGAACTATGGGTCCACCAGCGTTATGGCAGTCGCTATGACCTGACGCGAGATGTTGACGGTTTCTACTGTCGCGAAATTGTGAGACGAATGTTTGAAGTGTGGTGCCACTGCCGCGGATAAACGTTTTAGGAGCTTGGCATGCAGACAATCATCTATCAGATAACCCCGAGCAAATGGTGTACGGAGAGAGTCCTCATTGCATCAACAGGGCTCAAGCCTGGCACCATCGAGCGGGCCAGAAGAAAGTCATGGATGCAGGGAAAAGAATACCGCCATTACGCTGTAGAAGGCGAGCCGGGGCATTACAGTGAATGCCTGTACAACATCGAAGAAATTATGCGATGGATCGAAAACCAGAAACAACCAGGTGCCAAAAATGCAAGTTCCGGTTAACCTGTTAATGCTCCTGGACGTCTGGGAGGTTTTATGAGTAACGCATCATACCCGACAGGCGTTGAAAACCATGGAGGATCACTCCGTATATGGTTTCACTATAATGGCAAACGTGTCAGAGAAAACCTCGGTGTTCCTGACACCGCCAAAAACCGGAAGATCGCTGGTGAGCTTCGCACTTCAGTGTGTTTTGCAATCAGAATGGGGAGTTTCGACTACGCCGCGCAGTTCCCTAATTCCCCTAACCTGAAACACTTTGGTCTGGGAAAAAGAGAGATAACCGTTAAGGCACTTTCGGAAAAATGGTTGGACCTTAAGAAAATTGAGATTTGTGCGAATGCACTTAACCGTTACCAGTCAGTAATTAAAAACATGTTACCAATGTTAGGTGAAAAAAAACTGGTTTCATCCATAACAAAAGAGGATTTACTTTTCGTAAGGAGAGATTTGTTGACCGGTTACCAAAAGCTTTCTAATGGAAAGACTTCTTCCATAAAAGGGCGCTCAGTGGTCACGGTAAACTACTATATGACAACCATAGCTGGAATGTTTCAATTTGCAACAGATAATGGTTATACCTCAGGAAACCCATTTAACGGTCTGGCTCCCTTAAAAAAGTCCAAGGTAAAACCAGATCCTCTCACCCGTGACGAATTTATTCGTTTTATTGAGGCTTGCCGTCATCAACAAACAAAAAACCTGTGGATTCTCGCTGTATACACGGGTATTCGTCACGGGGAGTTGGTATCGCTGGCATGGGAAGATATAGACCTTAAAGCAAGGACTATAACCATCCGTAGAAATTATACAAAACTTGGCGAATTCACTCCACCAAAAACCGATGCTGGCACCGGAAGGACAATTCATCTGGTTCAACCAGCTATTGATGCTCTTAAAAGCCAGGCGGAAATGACCATGCTTGGAAAGCAACATTCTGTAGAGGTAAAGCAGAGGGAATATGGGAGAACTGCTGTGCATAAATGTACTTTTGTTTTTAGCCCTCAGGTAATAAAACAGCAGCAGTTGTCTGGACCTCACTACAAAGTTGACTCCATCAGGGAGTCATGGACAAGTATCTTAAAACGCGCAGGTCTGAGACACAGAAAATCGTACCAATCCAGGCATACTTATGCATGCTGGTCACTTGCCGCTGGAGCTAATCCTAGTTTTATCGCAAGCCAGATGGGCCACACAAACGCACAAATGGTATTCAATGTTTACGGAGCATGGATGAAAGACAACAATCACGAACAGATAGAACTCCTTAACAAAAGACTATCTGAAAGTGTCCCATGTATGCCCCATAAGAAAGTGGGGTAAAATAAAAACTTGTAAAATCAGTTAGTTTACCCTTAATCCCTGTCACGTTACGCGCGTGGCAGAGGCGTTACGGG